TTTAAATATCTTTGTATGGTGTGAATGTGACGTGGCTTATCTTCAAGTAAATGCATCAATTTAATTAATCGAATAAATCTGTGCTGGTTCATTTTGAATATCCAAGTTCTTTTAAAACTTCTATTTCTTTTGCGTGGCGTTGGTTGTAAACTTGACCACGAAGATTTGCATTGTCTTGTTGTACTTTTTGCCTTGAACGTCTGATTGATTCAGGCGAAGTAACCATACGACCAGCAATAGCGTTTAAAACATCGTAAACCGATTTTGCACCAAGTTCTGCAAGTTCTTCACGCCAAACATCTGCAATTAGTAGAGCATCATCGTCACGCATTTTAGTGCTATTCTCCAAGCGTTTTTTAACTTGGTTTACTATTAGAAAACTTTTCATATGTTTAAATATTTTGTGATTATTTTATAAACTTCATGGCTTTCATGTTCAGCCCACGTAATAATATCTTCTTCTAAATCTAAATTGTAATTGTGTAATTCTAAAGAATGGTGCATAAGTTCGTGCATTATTAAAGCAAAAGTGCTAAGTCCATCAGTACATCTTAAAAGATTAATAAAGACAAACCTTGCATCTCCACATTTATAATTGCCATCTTTTTTAGGAATATAATTTGCCAAACCCCAAATGTAGGCATCGTCTATTGTATTCACGTGTGCCTTACAATCAGTATAATTTAAACCATGCATTTCATCTACATTGAAATATGTAAATAAATCACAAGGATTCTCGCTTAATAAAAGCGTGTAAGTCTCTCTATCTATTTGTATCATACCAAATCCCCCCTCATTTTACCTTTATACATTTTTTTAAGTGCTTGATTGCTGCGCTTTGCAACGGGGTTTAATGGCTGCCAATCGGGCATATCGTTAACGTCGATAAATTCTTGGCGTGTCGCTTCACTTGGTTCTTTTTTAAGCGTAAAGTATAACATAAATAAAAATGTCACACAACCGACGTAGACAAATAGTAAAATTAAATTAAACATTTTCTTCTACGTTATAAATCCCTACATAAATAACATCTACATCTTCACCAATGATAGCGTCGTTATCCCTAAATTTCTGCGTTGTTGTGATACAACCTACCGTTGCATCTAACATTTTGAATACCACCCACTCGTAAGCATCTGCTTTGGTAGGGAAATTTTGTACAATTGTCTTTTTCATATCTTTGTTTTTAAAGGGGCTAATTAAAGCCCCACTTTGATTATATATTCTTGAGGTATTTTTTTTACACATTCACTTCCTACTGGTGATAACCAAGCATCATTATATTCTTGCTTGTCAATTGCTGGATACATACAACCACCATAAATGTTATTAATAAAAAATTTTGCTTCTTTAATTCCTTTACCACAACAAGGGCATTGACCAACATACAAACTATAGTTCATATCATAGTTGTGACGATTTGCTACATACTTTTTTTGATTGTCCATTTTTGGAATATCAATAATGTTTTTTGGTTCGTTTTTCATATCTGTTTTTGTTTTATTGTTTAGCAAATATAATATTCATTTTGATATATGCAAACTTTTTTTTCATTATTGCAAAAATAATTTACAATTCTTTTATAATTGACTGCAATAGTTCGTTTGCGTAATATAGTTTTTCATCAATGATTTCTTGTACATCTTCAAGTTCAATGTGTGCAATAAATAGTTTGTGACTTTCAGGCATTCGTTTGTCATAACTAACAAAGTACCCATAGTCAACTGCGCTTGCTATCATTCCAAGTTGCATTTGCCAGTAGTAGTCTGCATGAATTTTACCTAAATCTTCAGCACATTTGATTGCACGATTCTTTAAATGAATGCCAGAATTAAATGGGTTCTTTATTTCGACCAAACAATTACTACCAAGTGCATCGGGGCTATAACCTGAGTACTCACCATAAGGAATAAACGTATAAGTTTCGCCACCGTAATAAGTGTAAAATTCATCTTGGTTTTGTTGAAAATACTCGAATGCTTCTTTTTCGTTTTCAGTTCCCCACGTTAACGCTTCACCCCAAATTGGCTTTCTGACCCCCGTTAGTAGTTCACTGGCTTTATCGTAAACAAATGACTTTGCAGTTTCAGAAAGATACTCCGATTTGTTTCTCGGAGTACCCATAAGTTTGTGAATTTCTGATGCCGTGAATTTGCCTTCACGAATGGCTAACCATTTTGATTCGTCTTGTGTTATTGTAATTTGCATGATTTATTTTCTTTTATTTTATCACGTAATTTTTTTGCCCCATGTATAAATCCAGTATAAGACATATAAACAATTCCTTCTATTTTTTCAAAATGTGAATAATTTACATTTGCTAAAATATTTATTTCATCATCACTTGGTAATTGTATTCCATTTTCTAAATTAATAATTTCATTAGGTGCAATATTTCTATACCAATCAGATTTATACCTTTCTAATAATCTTATAACTTGTTCTTCTGTGTAGATTTTCATATTATTTTCCAATTAGATAAATCAAAATTTCATTTTAAAGCAATGAGTAACTTTTTATTCTCAACACTGATTGTGTACTTGCGTTCAATGTCTTCAATTAATCCACCAGTTTGTAGGTGTTCCTTTGCTTTAAGCCAATTAGAATGCTTTGGTGTGAGTTCTTCTTTGCTTAAAGGTTTGTTTTGAATGTTGCCAGTTGCACTATTCCCGTCATCGTCATCGTCAATATTTAAATTCAATATACTTGAAATAGAATAACGACGTGCATAACTAACTGCCGAGCCTATTTGTTGTGGGTTGGTTGCATCTTTACAAACTATGTCGTACACGCTTTCTAAAATTTGACCACTATCTATGTGAATTAATTTAGTTACAACACAAGTGTTAATAACGGGCTGTACAATAACTAAACCATTCTTTTTAAGAATAGGTGTAATAACGTTTAAAATGTGTGGTAACGTTGCATACTTTGAACCTTTAAAAAAAGGGTTGTTTGCGTCTTTGCTAATCTTCGGGCATTCCACCTGAAAATTTGCTACTGCTTGAAATAGTTCTTTCATATCTTATTTTGTTTTTTTAATTCTAATACTATTTGGGTTAATCTTCTATTGCCCATATCATCAAATAAATGCCAATCAATGGCTTCGTCACGTAGCCCATCTTCATCGTGGCTAACAAACGTATAAGGTATTAAATCGTCAGGGTATTCCTCAATGATCAATTCTTGCACAACTTCAGCGTCATACTCATAGTCATAGTCACCGTCACACAAATGACATTTCGCAAGTGAAAAAACAACGTAACTCATATTCTTTCCTCTTTAATGATTTGCAAAGCAGCATTTAAAACCATTAATGCTTTAGGTTGGATTACATCACCGTTAAGATATTTCTTAACCGTAGGCATAGAAATGCCAGTCTTTTTTGACACCTTAGAAACGATGCCGTGACGCTTGTTTAATTTGATTTGATTTATTACTTCTTGTATTTCCATACAACAAAAATACAAAAAGTTTTTTAATATGCAAATTTATTTTACAATTTATGTAAATATTTTTGTTGCTAAGTGGTCAGCAATAGACTGAGACAAAGTGTCTAAACGCTTTTGATTTAAGGTTGGTGCAATAAAAGGACGTGCTTTAGTACCACCTTCACCAATGTTTCGCACTATTATTTTGGCAACAACTGATTCTATGCCTTTGTTGAATGCCGATTTAAACACACCATAACGACGTTTTTCTTTCATCCATTGCAAAATATCTTTATACGCTACTTGTTTAGGTTGTTGACCTTCTTCGACGTTAATATAGTAGTCATTCATTATTACAATGTAGTTCACCCCCTTTGCACTTGCTCGAATAACTGGCTTTATGTCAGCAGAAAGTGAACCACTTGCATTTGATTTGTTCTTTGCTAATTTATCCCGTAGTGCCGTAATTAAATCATTCCCCCAATTAACGATAATTCCGTTAATGTCAGGGGTTTTTAAATCATCAAATAACGATTTCTTTACTCCTATGTCAGATAAATCAACTTGCTTCATAACGCTTTTAAGGCTTCAATAAGTTTTGGGTGTGGGTAAACATCGGCTTTGTCTTTTCTTACGCTATTGTGCGTGTAAACGCCATTCTCACCACTTAAGGCACGTTTAGTCACGTCCCAAATATCTGCGTTGTACGTTAAATTGATTCCATATTTTTCCTTCCAAAGTTTTAACAAGTCCACAACCGATTCTATTTGTTCATCGGTGTAGTTTTGCCAGTACTTTTGACCTTTGTAGGGTGTAGAAAGTTCGCAAACTTGGTCTACCGGTACTTCTGAATTTACATACGAATAGAATTTATCGCCTTTTTTAACAAGGTAACCCCAATTTACAATTTCAATTCCAATAGATAGTTTATCCAAGTTCAAAAAAGGTACACCATTTGCCTTAAATGGTGCGCTTGTTAGCCCTAAATGATAAGCCCAATGCTCAGACTTAAAGCCCTGAAATATTGTACCATCACGTCCGATAACTACGCACGTACCAATTTTGCCGATTTTGTCATTTTCCCAAATAGCAAATACATTATCGCCTTTGCCAGTACCAGCCGTGTGATGCAAGTACACTTGTTTTTTGGGTGCTACTTCTTTGTAGTAGTCGTTAAAGAGTATTTGTTTTAGTTTCATTTATTAATTTATTTAAATACCATTGTGCTTTGAGTAAATCTTCGTGTCCGTTCTTGCGTTCATATCTCCAAATATACTTCATTACATTGCCTTTTAAATAGCCTTTGAATGATTCTTGAGACATTGTACTTTTGATTGCGTCGATACATTCTATTTCACCTTTGTAGTGCAGTGGGTTTATATTGCTCATGCTCTATAAGTCATTGCGTTAAGTGTCACAGTTTCGACTTTATTTTTGATAATTCTTTCAGGGTTTAATTCTAAATAACGCCCACCGGTCGGCTTCGGGGTTGCCCCACGCTCCACGTGCCAACCTCCTAAACCTTTGTTATATTCCTCTTTGTATGTCGCAGTTCTTACCATTAAAATATTTCGTAATTCAACATTATGTTTTTTGTTCAAAAATTCACTTGTATAAATTACTTCGTTGCATTCGTGAACGTGTCCCATCCAAATCATATCTGCACCATCTATAAACGTACTCATTCTATTGAATTGAATAACGCCACGTGTAACTGGTCCACCACCACCTGAACCGTGAAAATATTTTATCTTAAAAGTTTTTCTAATTGTTTGGTCTTTAAATTGATAAATTATCCAACCACCATAACCACCAGCCTGAATTGAACTACCACAATCACGATTTAACCCAAAAACAAAGCGTTGTATTAAGTCGGATTCTAAATTCTTCAATATGGCAGTCTCGTGGTTTCCATATCCAACAACTTTTATAATTTTTGCGTATGGTTTAAACCATTCAATTGCATCGTTTACAATAGCATCTAAATAGTTATTGACGTTGTGTTCAGGTCTTATTCCTTCTTTGCTTCGACGTGGATCATATTTTCCTGCCATACAGCAAAAAGTATCTCCGTTTAACAATACATCGTGACCACCTTTAAGTGCCAAATCTAAATGTTTCTTTAATAATACCCTATCACAATGGGGATTATCCCAATGTAAATCCGAGAGTAAAAGAACCTTTTTTTGCTCAAAAGGTACGGTAAAAATATGTACATTGTTTTTCATTTGAAAAGAAATAGC